GGCTCGTAAGAGTGGTGAGCCTTTGGCTCCATACCCTTATGTGCAGAAGAAAGTGGGTGCATGTTGGAACCAGAAGCTGCACCACCGGACTTGCGTGGCTTGCGGCCAGCGTGGTGATGAGCGTGGTGACCTTCATGGTGACCTACGTGGTGCTTGGCCATTCCGCCGCGCTTACGCTGCTTCGCTTCCTTAGCAACGTTCGAGTCTTTGCCTTCGTAGATATCCTTAGGCGACTCGTCGTGATCCCAATCGCCTACCATTGGCGATTCGACCTTACCACCCTTCTTGTGCTCTGCACGAGGGTGTTTGTGATGTACACCAGCGTGCATAACGCCGTGGTGATGTCCTTTGTGACCCTTCATGGTTCACTCCTTAGAAGTTGTAGTACTGGGTTAAGCCATAAAGACCCGTGGTGTACGGAGCATTATAGGCCTGCGGGGACTGACGAACGATCAGCTTGTTAGCGCCGCTGCTTGAGGTAGCGGCGAAGGTTCCACGAACGTCTGCCGTCGTTGCCGATGGCGTAGTACGGTCAGCAGGAAGGTAGTTGGTGGCAGCAGTGATCAACGTGGTAGCAACCAACGAAGTTGCACTGTTGACAATGATGTCGCCGAACGTATCCGAACGCAGTGGAAGACCAAACACGTCAGCAGTACCGACCGAATAGGCGTGGGTCGTATCAGCCGTGCCGCCCGAAAGCACCACAGACTTGATATACTTGAACGCCTTCCTGCCAGTTGCAGCCGAACCTGCAGAGATCGTAATGGCTTCCGACATTGGATATCCGTAGATATCGTAGCCGTTAACCGTTGCGGTCGTGTAGGTTGCACCTGATGCCGCCGTAACGCTTACAGCACGACCAAGAAGAGCAGATGGGTTCCAATTGCCCATGCTTAACGTCTGTGCATTGTTAGGAACAATGCATTGCGATGGCGTCTGGTAGACCAAAGTGATCGTACCAGAAGTTACCGTCAGGTTGCTGTTTGTCTGATATGTACCCGTGGTTCCTTGCGAAACCGTCGAATACGTACCAGTGGTCGTGAGCTGCGAGACGATCTGAGTTCCGGCAACAGTTCCTTGCGAAACCGTACCAGAAGCCGTCAAAATCACCATACCGGGGCCAATTGGCATCTGGTTGGAAGAAGTTGTGATCGTCAACACGCCGTTCGTAACAGAGCCAGTGACCGATGCATAAGCATCGAGCGCCAGAACTGAGTCAGTTGCGCCCGTATCCGCACGGGTAAATACCGTGGAATAATAGACGCCCGTCGTCGAGGAGTTGGTGGTAACCAGAGAGAGCGTTGCACTTGTCGGGTTGGCAGAGGCGACAATTGCCGCCGCTGCCGCCGTGTAAGGCACCGCACTCAAGGTCGTGATGTTGTCGAACCCAAGCCAACCAAAATCAATGGCCGCCTGTGCTTCACCCGGAAGATAGGTGTAAGGCAAGCGGGGGTCGAGGAAGCCTGCCCCTGCATAAAACAGGGACGAGCCACCAATATCAGGGTTGTAATCAGCACTTGTGGCAGCTTGGCCAAAAGCGATGAGAGGACCAGTGAATGCGTCTACAGCCATAGTAACTTCTCCTTACGAAGTTGGGAACGAACCGTAGATCGAACGCCAGTTGTAGTAACCGAACGAATAACGCTCATAGCCCTTAACAAGAAGGTTGTCAGTCACGAAGTCGACTTGCATGTCCGTTTCGAACTTTACACGTTCCATGTAGGCAAGGCCGTCGATGTTCGTGAGCAAGAACCAAGCGTAAGATGAAGTCAAGAAGTCGTTAACAAGATAGCCTTCTGGCAAGCCGCCTGCCGTTGTCATAATCGCATTCACGTCGTTATCTGCAGTACCGGGGCGCAGTTCCGTCTTCAAAAGACGAATAGCAACTGGCTCAAGTGCTGGTGGGATAATCAACTTACGACCACGAGCGAACACCTTCAAGTTGGCTTGGTCGCGGAAGTTTGTGCGGATCGCGATCATTGCGTTCAACAAGGTGGCTTCGTTGAGGTCAACCTGAGTGGTAGGCGTGTTGGCAACCGAACCACCGTCGATAGGATGCGCCGTCGAGCAGAGTGCTACGCCGTCACCGCCAACTGCAGCGTTATAGGTCTGTGCCGTGTTAAGGATGTTTGCGCCGTAGATTTCCTTGGTCTGCTGGAACGATTCCACCAAGCCGAGGTTTGAAGGCGTAAACTGGGTCTTGTAGAGGTTGTCGTCGATCGCCTTACGGGTGATCGCGTAACCGAGAGCAATTTCGGTGTGCTCTTGGTTGTATACGAAACGCTCACCTGCACCCGAATCGAACGACGTCTGACCACCTTCGGTCTTCAGCTGGGCCAATCCGAGGTAGCGCATTTCTGCGGTACGTTCGAGGGCCATTTTCGAATCGTGCTTGGTGAAGATTTTATCGTACTGAGATGGGATCATCTCGTACTTGCCTTCTACGCCGCGGAGGCCGGGGAGGAGAAGGTCTTTGATCTGACTAAGATTAACAGCCATGACACTCTACTCCTTAGCTGATGCCAGTTACGGCAGAGTTCGAACGCCAGACTTCGTTATTGAAGCCAACGATCAAGTTGCAGTACTGCGTGGTCTGGTCGCCGCCGTTGCCGAGGCCAACAGCGTAATCAACGACGATAAAAGGTGACGTGTTGGTCGTTGCGGTAGCATTGACATAGGCCGTCGAACGACCCGTTGCATTGTTACCACCGTTCGAGTTGCCAGAGGTCGCGCCAGTCGTAGAGTATGCGAACGTGACGAGCTGACCTTGAACGCCAGACGTCTGCGAGGTAGCCGTACCCGTGACAGGGAAGCCTGAACCGGAGGACTGAACAACGAAACGTGCGTTTGGATCATCGATGACATAAGCTTCGACGTCGCCAGTTGCGTCCGAGCCGGGCCAATAAGAAGACCAGACAACGCGCTTCTGAGACGTGGAAAGATACTTGCAACCAACGAAAATACCTGCGAGCTGAACCGTGCCACCTGCAGTTGCCTGCGTGATGTAGCCAGTTGCGGTCGAAGTTACTGGTTGTACTGGGTCACCCGTAAAGATCGGGGTTGTATTGCTAGATGCAATACGGCGAGTGGACTGAGCGAACGTAGGAGCGCCGCCTGCACCACCCTGAAACTGTAGAAAGCCGCTGGGCGCAAACGTATTGGCCATGACGGGTTCTCCTTTCAGAGAGTTCCATCATCGCACACCGGGGCGACTAAGAAACGGACATTGTTCAAATCTCCCACGCCGGGGGGAGAACGAGGCATGCAATATTGCATACTTTTTTAAAAAAGAAAAGGGGGGTAAAAACCCCCCTCGTCTCACTGCTCTGGAACGTACAGATTGTGGTCTTTATTGACCTTCATGCGGGCATTTGCGTCCTCGCGGTTCATCAAACCGCCGCGGCCCTTTGGATCAAGTTGGCCTTCTTTGGTCTTGACCTGATTGCGGGCATTTTGCAGATCGCGGGCCTTACGGTCCTGCGTAATTTCCAAAGGACGCTCGCAAAGTAGCATGCCTTCACGCTCAATTGCGCCAGAATAGCCTTTTGGCATCATTTCAGGGTGGCGCTTGGCCTCGACCGTTTCCCAGCCGCCCATCGAGATGCGGTTATAGTGGGAAGGGTCTTCCCAGCCATTGACCGACTTCATTTTCCACTCATACGACCAGCCGGGTGGTGGCGTTGGGGTGGCAAATTTGTCAACACCTTCGTCAAGGTTGGCGTTGTTGTGGTTGCGGAGTTCCGCAAGACGCCTAGCGAGGCGCTCGTCGTTAGTTGGCTCTTCTGGGCGAAGTGATTCGCGTACATCTGGTCTATTCGTCTTCATAATAATCTCCATTAACCTGCAAGTTTACCGGCCTTAACCAAGGCCATTTTGTTTTCGGCGTACTCTTTTGGTGTCATACCCATGTCTCGGGCAGCTTCCTGCTCGGCGCGGGTAAGAGTTACAACGTTTGGACGTCCGCCCGTGCCCGTACCAGAACGTGATACTGGGGCCGCGGGTGGTGCAGCAGCCCTACGGCCGGCTGTCGATGTTGACGCTTCTGACAAAGCCGCCTCCTGTTGCTGTACTGGCTTTCTGACATTCAGACGGTTTTCGACATACGAAAAGTACTCGTCGCTATCAGCTACAAGGCCATCGTCGATTGCGTCTTCGTGTGCGCGGCGCAATTTTCGGTTCATTACCGGATCATGCACGGCTTCAGGGTGCGCCCTAATCCATTCGGCCGACCGTGGCGTCAATTGGGACGCCAATGCCTCGACAGGATCAGCTGCAGACCGTTTTACCGTTGCTTCATACTGCTGTTTGCCTTTTTGAACTTCATCCAATTGGCGATCGGTCTTATTAAGCGACATCATAATGTCAGCTTGGGCGTCAGCATCGCCCATAGCCACAGCATCGCGGAGATTCTGTTTTAAAATCTCTTGATTGCGTTTCAAAGTGTCAATCGCGCTGTCGATCATCTTCATATTACTGTCTGCGGCGTCGTTTTTATATGCCGAAGCCTGCTCGTAAGCTTCCTTGGCGCGCCTTTCGGCCGCTTCACGGGCTCGACGCTCGTCTTCAAGCTGCGCTTTTAGCGCATCAATGCCAGCTTCTACCGTAAGTTGGGGTTTTTCCTCAACTTTTGGCTCTTCTGGCGCCTCAACAATCTCAATCTCGTCTTCTTGAGGCTCTAATTCTAATTGAATTTGATCTTCTGACATTTTTTATCCTTTACCAAACCAAATCCGGGCTTTGAATGCGGCCCCGAATGTTCATATCGTCAAGGATGCGGCATGGTTGGTCGTTGATCGAGACAGACCAGCCATCAGATGGCCGGAATACAACCCAATCTCCCACCTTTACGTCAACATCCTTGAACCATTTGCCTGTTTCGTCCTTAAATGCGGACGGGCCCATCTTTAAAACTAGGCCAACCTTGCCCTGATACTTATCCTCGTCGACGTATTTGTCGGTGAGAATAATGCCGGACTTGGTTTTGTTGGGGCGGATATAAATACCCACCAATACTTGGAGGTTAAAAATTTCAACGTCCTTGAGATCGCCAACGGTGTTTAAGATTTCAACCTTTGGGTCGATCGCGTGTTCCATTTTCATTGGAGGCATTGTGATTATCCTTGCTTATTCATGTTGTCGTTAGCCTCATCAATAAGCTCAAGCGCGAACGCTAGGCCCTGAATCATGCCAACTTGGCGCTTGTACTCGTCAAAAGTCATTGCTGACCCGTGAGCGATATTGTCGCGCGCATTCTGATAAGCTTGGGAAATCAACTTCTTTAGCTCGTTTTCGAATTTATCTTTAGTCATTTTGCCCTCTTTAACCCCTTGTATTTGTGGCCAGACCGGACGCTCCAAGGGGCTGGAAAAGCGTCCGGTCTTCCTCTCACTCAGGCGGGAAACCCGCCTAAGGAAACTTATTTGCGCTTAGATGGTTTGAGACCATAAGCGTCAATCTTCTCGAGACGAGCATTGGCACCGCCTGCTCCCGTGTCGATTGGATAGCCCGTGCGGCCGCCCGATTTACGCTGCATCGGCATGCCCTGTGGAGGCATTGGAGGCATTGGAGGCATACCGCCCTGCGGAGGCATTCCCGGCTGCGGAGCTGGAGGCAGGCGCTGTGGGTTTACAGGTGCATTTGGCATCTGGCCCATACCCATAGGCTGTGGCTGCATCTGCTTACGACCGCCCATATCAATGATAATGGTCGTATTGCCCTTCGTGCGGCCGCCCTTATTGCGTTCCGTACGACCGCCACGAGCGTCAGCTAAACGGCTCATGTCGCCATTCCACGGGTCATTCCCGCCGGGATTGCTCGTGCCAAGCTCGTCTGTCCAATCGTGTGATTGATTGTAGCGTGGCTTTGCATTCACATCGGGCACATCACGGCTAAAGTTAATTGCCGATTCACCCTGACCGCCAAAACGAGGACCAAATAGACCATGCTGCGTGGTCATTTGTGGCTGACGACCCATCATGCCGCGTTGTTGTGCAGCAGACATACCGCTAGGCTGGCTGGCCAGATCGGCGCGTTGCTGCGGGTCCATCATGGAAAGATCAGACGGACCAGTTGCCATACGCGACGGAGCAGGAGCGGCAGCCTTACGTGCGCCTGCACCATAACCTGCGCCGGGCATACCACCCATACGAGTAGGGGCGTTGCCTTGAGCTGCCATGGCTGCTGCACGATCTGCGGGTTTCATCGCAGCAATTTGATCAGGCGTTGCTTTATCAAGGTTGCTCCAGCCCGTCAGAAAGTTGTAGTCGGCAATTTGTGGCGCTGGCGTATCGTCGTACATGGTATTGTGGAAACCGCCACCACCGGCTTTGGCTTTGCGCCCACCAACTGCACCCGGCACCTTAGTTTTGCTGTCACCAGAAAAAATACCGCCGCCAGAATACTTCATCGCACGACCGCCGCCGCACATTTTGCAAGTGCAGTCCTCGTGATGCATGGCCTTGCCACCCTTGGCCTTGAAAGCCGTCGGCTTGATCATCTTCTTGATCAATTGGCGATCGGCCTTTTCGTCAGGATGCTTGATCTTGCCGCCGCTTTTACGCTCTGGATAGTCAGGCGAAGCCGTTGGGTTGCCCTTCATTGAGCCGTACTTGGCAAGATTGGAAACAGATTGTGCGTCAGAATCGCTAACAGGCGTTCCCGTATAGTTTGGGTCGCGCGTGGTTGAACGGTAATCACTTTCAACGCCAGTTGATTTGCCGCCCCATTTTTTGTGGACCTTGCCGCCCTTTTTCATCATGCCAGAAGCTTTGGCCATTGAGCGGTCTTGAATTGACAGTGGGTTGTCGCCAACCATTCCGCCGCCGAGCTTATGAACCTTGCCGCCCTTCTTGAACGCGCCTTCATGCTTGGTGCCTTCACGGACTTCGTTTGCCGTGCGGACGTCGCGGTTAATTAGGCTGTCAGGCGTTAATTTATCGGTACGACCACCGGCCTTACGAGGCACGCGGCCAGCATGCTTGACGGAATCCTTACCTTCATGCTTGCCAACAACCTTGCCACCCTTCTTGTAAAGACGCTTTACAAGCGGACGTGCGCCGGTTTTAACGCCAGCGTTTTCGGCTGCGTCAGGGGTCCAAGTTGAACTGTCGACCTTGGTGTGTGGGTCGTTCATTGTAAGGCGCTTGGCCTTAGACCGCCCACGGTCGTCTTTCTTGTATTCTTCCATAGTACGTACTCCAGAGTTGTTAGCGGCGTCCCGCTTTGTTGCCAAAAAGGGGATGGTTTGACGCGGGCAACTGCGCACCAAATTTCGTGAGAACATGATCTACAATTTGTGAACTATGAACTCCGCCACCCCTTTTGTATGGCGCATCTACCCATTGATAAGTTCCATCTGGCATTAGCTTTTGTATCTTTTGTGTCTTGCCGCTCCGATCAAACGGACCCGGCTGGGCATTCGCCCGCATAGTTTGAATATCACCTATAGCTTTGTTGTATGCGTCTGTTTCATTGTGTCCTTGACCAATATATCCATTATAAAATTTATCGAATTGCTGTTGGGTGCTTAACCCAAACAGGCCAGCAATTCCCTCTGCGATGCCCGGTCCTTGCAGGTCGCGCAAAGGAATTGGTGGTGTTGGGACATTGCCTGCCGTTGGCATAGGTTGGGTAGGTGCAGCCGATGGTGCGGTTGTTTGTGGTTGCGTCGGCGTTACCGTGGGAACAGATGGAAATACTGGTTGCACTGCCGCAATAGATTGAGCAGGCGTACCTGCTACCCCCGTTTGATCGTATGATCCGGTGTATGTTCCTGTTGGTGTTTGAAATTCTGCAGGCGTTTGGAACGGGTTTTGATAATCAATTTTATTACCCAAAGGCTCGTAGTGTTGTGGCTGTGGTTGCCCCTGCATCGCAGCAATACCTGTTTGTGCGGCTTTTACAAACGCATCGGCAGGGGCTTTGATTTGTTCAATTGTTGGCGTAGAGGGCGTTGCCGTGGGTGCTTCCGGCGTTGACGGCTGAATGGCTGCAAGAAGCGATTCGGAAGGTGTACCCGTAGCAGAACGTAATGGTTCAAAGGCGCCGTTAGGCATTGGCGGAGTGTTAAAACTGGTGGTTACGCCCGTTGGCGCCCCAAACGCCATATCCATTTTTTCTGCAGCGGCTTCTGCGGCGTTTGCCTGAGCAGTATCTTGTGGAGTTCCTTGGCCACGCATTAAACCCGCAGGAGCAATATCGGCTTTACCGCTACCCAATACAGCGTTTAACGTTTCATTTGGCCCAACAAAGGACCTAGCCAACTGAGGTGGGTTATCTTTTGCTTCTGCAGATGGAATGAAAAAATTACCAATAGTACTTGCGGCGTCCGACACCCCTTTTCCAAAATTATTTTCTGACCCGCCGCTGTTATCTTCTCTGGTTTCCCCGCGGGTTTCAGGTGTGCTTGTTTGCCGTTCCGCATCTGCTCTAGCCATGCTTGGGGTATCCCCCATACGGATTTCTCCACCCTCATCGAACGCATCACGCGCATGCCAGATTGAGCCTTCGACCTTGCCGCCTTTTTTGTAGGCCGTGCGACCGCCTCGTCGGAAACCGCCTACCGGCCCTGATGGCGGTGTTGGTGGCTCGATGTGTGCGTTGCGGACTGCTTGTTCGACTTTTGGGTCTGTTTTGAGGCCGTGCTTTTGTGCGAACGCGCCGTCAACCGCTTCGACCCGTGGGGCGAGTACAGTTGATACGTAGTTGAGAACATCGGGTCGTCCGGCGGAACGGAGCCTGCGTATGTAGTCTTCGCCATTTGGATTTACCTTCCAATCATTTCCAACAAGATTACCATCTGATCCAAAGGTACGCCACGTTGCCGAGTGCGTATCTGGGATAGCTTTAGATACTACACTATCCACAGCCTGATGGAAGAGCCTTTGATCACCTTGTTGATCAGAAAAATTTAACATCCTCACAGTGCGAGGATTTACAGGAATCATTCCTGTTCCGGGAGCGTGTTGGTCAATTTGTTTGCCAAGATGCTCAATATGTTCTGGCGTAAGCTCGTTATCGAACGAATACTCCATGCCATTAGCTTCGGTTACCTTTGGATTATAAAATGGGCGGTGATATCCAACGCCATCTTGCTTATGCAAAAGCCCTTTAGCCGCTGCATAAACTTCCATAAGGTCTTTAGATGGTTCATCAATAGCAGGATTTTGACCCGCGCCCTTAATACGGGTTGATCCTACCTGCAAATGCGTTACAGGATTGGTTTTGCCTTCCCAATATCCGTGAGCATCGACCGATCCCGGCGACATAATGCCTAAATATTTGGCCAACAAATCATTTCCATGGTCGTCTTGCAACGCATGTGAAATTCTGCCGTGATATTCAGCTTTTGCTTCAGGCGAAAGGTCTTCAATGCCATTCAAATGCGCGATTTGTTTGCTTGGCGCGGACTCCCATGACACATTTGCAAGGTTTTGGTCCAAGAAATGCGAGAAATCTTTGGCATTATCGACAATTTGCTGACGTGTGAGCGGGTGGCCAAGGGCCATATTGCGGTGCAATTCGGCAAAATTATCTTCATGGCCATCATGAACCTGAAAAATAGGTTTACCTTTGTCGCCGGAAACCATGGAAGCGATCCCATGCGCCACGGCTGCTTTTTTAGCATCGTTTGCAGTGGCTTCCATGCGTGTTTTGATAGCCGTCCAGATAGCAGCTTGCACTTGATGTGGGCGCCAACCTAATTGATCGGCCAATTTATGGGTCAATTGCTCCATAAAATCATATTTGCCGCCCGATCCGATGGCCACATCTGGAAAACCAAACGCATGCGCCATCCAAAGGTCTTGCGTAGACCCTTGTAGACGTTTTGGATCAATGTGAACCATAAGATTATTCCAAAAATTGTTGGTCTTTCGACCTTCAAATGGAATACCCTCGTTCATTAACAGATGAGCTTTAAGATCACGATCCGCCGTAGCAATATTTTCGTAGCTGCCGGGCTTATGACGAGCGATCAAATAACGCTTTCCGCTATCGTCAAGCGGAACACGAGTAATACCGGCTTTGCCGCCACCCAATGATTGAGCATATTTGTTGGCTTCAGCAATTGTATTGAACGTGCGATCCCGATCAATGATGTCACCATTCCATAATTGGTGCCCAGACATCGCGCGATTGTATGCTTTGATGGCGTTGCTGGTATTAATCGGAACCGTTGTTTGTGGGCTATAAATAGCAATAAGTTGCGCGAATTTATCTGCAGCGTCTTTATTGCCACCGAAATATTGTAAAATGCGCTTAGATGAATTTTCATACCATTTGCGGCCGGGCTGGCCTTCTTTAGCAAGGCCGAGAAGGTCGTTGTACATTGTACGTACAGCTTCTTGATGCGGCGCATTTTGGTATCTACCAATTGTCCGGCCAACTCGAGTACCGCGAACTTCGCCAAGTTGCTCCCCCAACGCGTTCATTTCTTCTTCGGTCGGCATTACTTTTCCGCGGGTGGCGTAACCATCGACAGGTTTTACTTCTTTAGCAATGCGGATCGCGTCATTCATGGTTTGACACTCGTGATGGCTGGGATGACGTTGCCGAGGAGATTGCGGACGACTTGCTCGCTCTCTGGGTGGACCGCGATGTTCTGCGCGAGGTCAACCATCTGGATGCGTTCTTTCGCAAGCATGTCTTCCCGTTTGATCTGACCATCAAACTGGTCGCGCTTCATGTCTGCGCCAAGGGCTGCCGCCTTCAGCTTGCTGTCCATAAGCTTTGCGTCGGCGAGCTTTTCCTTAATGATTAGCTCGATGCCGTCGACTTGCTTTTCGTGATCGGATGGACCGGAAACAACGCCACCCTGCTGCATTTTTGCCATATCAAGTTGTATCTTGGCCTGATCAAGACCAAGCTTGCCTTGTGCCAGCTTTGCCTTCGTATCGCTGTCCTGCTTCTTAATCTGCAGCTCGGCCATCTTCTGCTGCATCTCTGGCGGAGGCGTACCCTGCGACGAGGCAGGGATCAT